ATCGCCCGATAGAGGGGATTCTAGCCTAGTTACGTAACAAAGTTACGGCACTTAAGGGTTACCCCTGACGGTCGGAGTGCCTCAATTGGCAATGGCGCTGATGGCAGCATGCATCCTGCTCGCCCTGGTCGCCTGCTCCGGCTCTGACACCGGGATCGGCATGCCGCGGTGTTCCGCATGGATCATCCTGCACGGCGCGGCTGACCTGAAGCTCGATTGTCCGGCGGCGCCCGAGAAGAAGCCGGCGCCGCCCAAGCCTGCCGGCCGAGATCCGAAGCAACGGTGAGGCTGGAGGGCGGCACCACGGCGCAGTGCGCGAACGGCTGCGCCGGGTGACCGCTCCCGCACCTCGGTGCTCTCTGGAAGGACGGCCCCCTCGCTCTAGCTACTCGGTGCTCGCTCGCGAAATACGGTGCTCTCGCTATTCTCGGCCATAGCATCGCTCTCCCTGCACGGTGCTCTCGCGTGTGTCGGCCCCTCGCTCCATCCTCTCGGTGCTCTCAACGAAGTCGGCCATCTCCCTGTCCTCGGCCTCGCTCCCATAGCTCGGTGCTCTCGCTGATGTCGGCCATCGCTCGGTGGCCTCGGTGCTTTCGACCCTATCGGCTCACTGCTTGCGGCGGGGTGCGCTCCGGGCGCTCGGTGCTCTCGCGGCTCTCGGCTTTCGCTCTCGATCCTCGGTGCTCTCGTGGCGGACGGCCCCTCGCTCATCGCTGTCGGTGCTCTCGGCGACTCCGGCCCTCGCTCGCTTTCCACGGTGCTCTCGCGTCTTTCGGCTTTCGCTCGGTGCGCCCGGTGCTCTCCCCTCCAACGGCCCACTCGCTCGCGGCGCTCGGTGCTCTCTCAACCCTCGGCCATCGCTCTCGGGCTTCGGCGCTCTCTGCATCATCGGCCAGGACGCAGCCAACGCCTCCGCCAGGCCCGGCACAATCTCCGCGTTCGGCGTCATGGTGTAGTGCGCATGACCCAGGTGGCTGATCACATACGGCTTCGGCGGCAGCGTGCCGTAGGTCGTCCAGAACCAGACGCAGTGCAGATCTGACAGGAACAGCTTCACGGCATACCGCTGCGCCCGCAGGTGGATGCGCGCCGGCGGCAGGTGACCCGCGAGGTAGTGCGCCTTGGCCTGCGTGTCGTCGCCGAACCGCTTCGCCGCCAGGCTGGCCTTCGCCTGCTCGGCATACTCGCCAGCCTCGTTGCGCCGGATCTCGCTTTCCTTGCGCGACTTGTAGACCTGGCCATACACGTCGCTGTCACGCCCGCTCACTTTGGTGAAGCTTTCGCCCAGCAGCCAGCACAGGCGCTTCAGGCTGCCATTCCAGGGCCGCTTGGTGCCCTTGTCCCACTTCACGGTCGGATCGAGGCCACAAAACCGCCAGATGTGGCCAACGGTGGGCGCCTGCGTGACGTCGATATTCGCCAACAGGCCCGCGGCGATGACCGGCCCGACGCCGGTGATTGACCTGGCCCACACGCCGGTGATTTGGCCTCGGGAATAGATGTCGAGGGCGCTGCGGATCTGGTTCTCCAGGGTTTCACGCTGCATCCCCACCCATTGCATGACATCATGGGGCTCGGCGCCTGCCGCCAATGTGCGGAGCTGGTGGGCGGCGCGGATGCGGTCACGTTGTAAGGCATAGTAACTATCGGTCAGGTAGCGGGCTTCACGATCGGAGAGCGTGAGAGCGGCCACCCGCAAGTCCTTAGTCAGCCGCTTGATCGATTCGAGGAACTCGTTGGCCGACACTGGTGGATCGTCGTCATCCATCTGGTTCACTCCTTCCAGTTCTTGCCGGCGATGATGTGGTGGACCGTTCCACGGTTAATGTTGAACTTCCTCGCAATGTCTACCTTTCGCATTGTGCCGCCTGCCCAATCAGCTCTGACCTGTCGGGCGATTGTTACCGTGATGCGTGCTGCCCAGTGATCCTCTCCGTATTTCAGGAACGTCTCGGGATGTGTGCGGGCCGGATGTTGATCGCCGTATAGATGACCGTGCCGCATCCTTCCTTTGGCGATCTTGTCGTCGGTGTTGTCTTGATTGGTGCCGAGGAACAGGTGGTCTGGGTTCCAGCATGGCGGGTTGTCGCAGCGATGCAGCACATGCTGGCCCTTCGGTATGGGAGAGCGGTGGAGCTCCCACGATAGCCTGTGAACGTATCGAATTTTGCCGCCTCTATTGATCTCGCCATAGCCGGCGCTAGTTCGAGCGCCGTTCCACTCCCAGCATCCGGTCGGCGTCTGGCTGGATCTTTGTTTTATGTTGTCGATGTCGTCGTTCATTCAGTTCGCTCCTTCATGTCGGTGCTCTCTCAGGTTCCGGCAAATCGCTCGCATAGGTCGGTGCTCTCCAATCTGTCGGCCTTCGCTCACGCATTTTGGTGCTCTCGCATATTCCGGCCATCGCTCGCGGGCTACGGTGCTCTCAGGCGGGACGGCTCCTCGCTCATGTCGCTCGGTGCTCTCTGATCTAGCGGCCCCTCGCTCAATCTGTTCGGTGCGCTCCACCATCTCGGCCATCGCTCGACGCATCCGGTACTCTCAAAGGGCACGGCCATCGCTCGTCACTTTCGGTGCTCTCCCGGCTTTCGGCCGTCGCTCTCCCTCCACGGCGCTCTCGATCAGCGCGGCCGAACTATTCACTATCTCCCCAGGTTGCCATGTCAATGTCGCTAACCACCCATCACGAGGTGCCGCCAGGCGCCGTCGGGCTCACCGGCGGCGGGTCGCTGGTCGATGTGTATCCGCGCGACCTCGACGAGCTGCTGACCCGCCTGGTTGAATGGTTCGAGGAGGCGGAGAACGCGTCACAGGACGCGCGGGAACTGGCGGAACGCGACCGCGACTACATGGACAATATCCAGTGGACCAGCGCCGAACGCGCAGCGCTGCGCAAACGCGGCCAGCCGGAAATCACCATCAACAAAATCCGCGAAAAGGTCGGCCTGCTCTGTGGCCTCGAACGCCGCAACCGGAGCGATCCCAAGGCATACCCTCGCACACCGACCGAGGAGGACCGCGCCGACGCCGCCACCCAGGCGCTGAGGTATATCGGTGACGACAACTCGATCGATGTGATCCGCTCCGCCGTCTACGAAGAGATGCTGGTCGAAGGCTTCTCCGGCCTCGAGATCGGCCTGGTGGACGACGGCAAGGGTGGCGCCGACGTCACCCTGACGCATGTGCCGTGGGACCGGCTCTGGACCGATCCGCACAGCCGCCGCGCGGATTTCAGCGACGCTCGCTACAAGGGCATCGTGATCTGGATGGATCGCGATGAGCTGGAGGAGACCTATCCGGTTGCGCTTGAAACCATCGAGCACGCGTTCGCCGCCGAGCACAGCGGCACCACATACGACGACCGGCCGGGCACCGTCACATGGTCCGACAGCAGCCGTAAGCGTGTGCGCGTCGTGCAGTGCCACTGGACCGAGGGCGGCACCTGGTGGAGCGCCACGTTCTCCAAGGCCGGCTACTTCAGCGAGCCGCAGGTCAGTCCGCACCTCGACCGCCGTGGCCGCTCGGCCTGCCCGCTGATCCTGCAGAGCGCATACATCGACCGCGAGAACAGACGTTACGGCATCGTGCGCGGCATGATCTCGCTGCAGGATGAGATCAATAAACGGCGCAGCAAAGCGCTCCATCTTTTGTCGGTGAACCGGACGATCGCCGAGAAGGGTGCGGTGGAGGACGTGGACAAGGCACGGCGCGAGGTGGCGAAGCCGGACGGTTACATCGAGATCATGCAGGGCATGAAATTCGAGGTCGTGCCAGGCGGGGATTTGGCCCTCGGGCAGTTCAAGCTGCTGGAACACGCGACGGCCGAAATGCAGCTGTCTGGGCCGAATGCGGCAATGGCGGGCACCGCAGCCGGCGATCCGAGCGGACGCGCCATCATCGCGCAGCAGGCGGGCGGCGCGGCAGCCAACGAGCCGCTTTCCGACAGCCTCCGCCAGTGGACGCGGCGTGTATACGAGGTCTGCTGGATGGCCGTGCGGCAATACTGGACCGGCGGCAAATGGGTGCGCGTCACCGACGACATCGGCAGCACGCAATGGGTCGGCGTGAACCGGCCGATCACCGTGCGCGACGAGCTGGCGGCGATGCCGGAGCAGCAGCGCGCGATGGCGATGCAGCAGCTGCAGATCGTGCCCGGCGATCCGCGGCTGCAGCAGGTCGTGCGCATCGAAAACGACGTGAGCGATTTAGAGGTGGACATCACGATCGAGGAAGGCATGGACGTGCCCGCGCTCGAACACGAACAGTTCGCCATGCTTACGCAGCTCGCCCAGGCGCAACCCGGCCTCATTCCTCCGGACGTGCTCATCGCTGCTTCCGGATTGCGGAATAAGCAGGTGTTGCTCGACCGCATGAAAGAGGCACAGGAGGCAGCAGGGAAAACCGGTCCGCAGATGCAGGAACTCGAGGTCGCCAAGAAGACCGCCGACGTGCGCGCGACCAACGCCAAAGCCATGGCCGACGAGGCGCTGGCGAAGGAGCGCGACCACGCCTCGATCCACCACATCGCGGATATGCACGACAGCTTCCGCGCGCCGCCTGACAGCGCATCGCCCGCCAACCCGGGATCGATGAAGCGCGGCGCTGATATGACACTGCCGCCCGAGCTGGTCGCCGCCGATGTGCTGGCCGACATCCAGAGCAAGGCGGCCAAGACGCAGCTGGACCAGGCGAAGGCCCGCGATCTGCACTTCGCGTCGGTGAAGAAAGCAGCTGAGACGCGGGCCATTCTGCATCCGCCACCGACACCGCAATCCGGAGCTAGGACATGATCCACATGCGTCTCGCCATCCTGGCCGCGATTGCGGTCGTGCTGTCCGTGCCTGCCTGGGCGCAGGCGGTGGACTACGCCAACCGCTCCGGCACCATCACCGCTGGCGGCACCGCGCAGGCCCTGGCGCCCGCCTGGCCTGGCCGGCACGGCTGCCTGGTGCAGAACCTCTCGGCGGGCGATCTGTGGATCTCCGAGGTCGGCACCGCAGCGGCAGCGTCGCCGTCCATCAAGGTGCCCGCCGGTTCGCAATACATCTGCATGTCCCCTGCCAGCGGTCAGGCGCTGTCGATCTTCGGCGCCACCACGGCGCAGAGCTTTGCTGCGCGGGAGTGGTGATGCGTCGCCGCGATCTGCTCGCCGGGCTGTCGCTGGTGCCGCTGGCCGCGCCTGCGGTCGCGCAATGCGTGCTGCCGGGGTTTCCGCGCAGCAACCGGCCGGGGCGGTGCGAGGCCGCCATCGTCGGCCCTCCAGCGCTCAATCTCAGCTTCATGACGCCCGGCACGCTTGACCCGCGCATTACATTCACCCGCGTT